CCACTGATATGACTGTGATCAAACTCAATTTCTTCTACAGCACTACGGTTCAACTGACTGGCAGTGACCATCAATACATTTAGCTCTTTAGACAAGTTTCTGACCTCTTCACTGACATACTTATCTTTGACAAACAGATCACTTGGACTTACTTTGGCGCTGACTGGCATCAACAGATCAAGATAGTCAACACAGATGAAGTCTAGCTTGACGCCACTTTCAATCTGTAGTGTTTTGACATAGGCTCTGATATCGTTGACATTGCTCTGTGCTGGCATATACTTGATGTAGAATTCACCCGCTCGTTTACCAGCCATCTTGACCTTGAGTTCTACATCATCCAAGTTCTTGAACACATCTTTGGTGCCGATATCAGTCAACATACTATCAATGCGCCAGGCACACAGTTCTTCGCTCAATTCTAGTGTGATATAGACACCATTTAGACCAGCAGTGACCCAGTTTACACTCAAGTTCTGCATGAACAGTGACTTGCCGCTACCGCTACCGCCAGCGAATATCTGTAGTTCGCCCTTGTTGAATCCACCATATAGCTTATTATCCAGACATGGCCAACCAGTACTTACTTGACCATTGTTATTCTTGATCTTTAGTAGTCGTGATCTGGGATCACCGAAGTAGTTAGTGCCCATGTCCTTGGTCAAACTGATCTGAACCGCATCCTTGATCAGCTTTTCTACTGGATCATAGTTGCCCTTTTCTAACAGATCGGCACTCTTGAGGATAGCACGCTCAAGTTCCTGTCGTCTGGTAAACTTTTCAAACTCATCAAGAAACCAATCTAAATCTCCCTTACCCATATCGTCTATGTGACGCAACTCTACTCCAGTGACTGCCTGAATTTTATCCTGATCGGGCACACTATTGTATTTCTCAGCATATTCACTGATGAACTTGACTGTTGACTTTAGTGTCTTATCAAAGTTCTCACTGTTGATGATGTTGCTAACTCTGGTATAGAGTTGTGGATCACTGGTAAGCATTCTCAAAAATAGAACTTGAATCTCTCGGTTATATTCTGTGGTCATTGATATTTCTTTCTCCTCATTTCTATTTTGATCTTGCTATTAGTGGCTGACTCTAATATGCTCAGTAGTGTTGGGAACTTACCATACAGCTTGACAGCATCGTTGACATCTTTGACTTGAGTATCCCAATCAGGGATGCTCACCCGATATCCTAGTTCAAGTGCTCTGTCACATATGCTCATACCAGAACTGTCATGATCGGGAACAACTATGATATCACGATGCAGCTTAGCTATCAACGCTGCTTGTTTGTCGCTAATATTGCTGCCCATATACGCACATCCGCCTATACTAATAGCATCAAACTGGCCCTCTACCAATATACAATGTGCCCAATCTAGGTGTTGAGCATCCACATTGAATACATAGCCAGGTTGTTGATCAGACAGATACTTAGGGCGCCTGTCATCGCAATATCTGATAGTATGTCCCACAATATCATCCTTGTAATAGTAGGGTATGACTATGCCATTTCGTGTAGCATACTGAATGACCCAGTATGGATAACTGTCGGGTTTCAATCCTCTACTAGCAAGATACTCTACGAACAGTTGATGTGGTCGAGCCTCGGGATTCAGTGGAACGGCATGTTCTGGAAGTTCACGAATATCAAAGTTGATATGAACTATCTTGTTGATTGAACTGGTTGGATTCAGTAGATCGCGCTGACTAAAGCTTTCAAAGTTGATGCGTTCTATCTCCTGTTCGGATAGACCACACCAAGCTAATAGTATGCGAGTGTTTTTGGTCAAGCTTTTGCCAAGTTGAAATCCACATTTGAACTGACAGTTGAAACAGTTATATGACCACTTGTTTGCGTCACCGTCAAACATTATCCCAGCACGACCGCGAGTATCACGCTTGTGTCCACGATTGTGACAGCATACGGCATTGAAACTGTGCCACCCACTTTGAGTGTGTTTCTTCTTGCCTGGAATAATAGTCAGTATATCTAACATAGTTAGACAGTATATATGACCACTGCTGCTATTTCAACTGTTGTGGATTATCTGACCAATATTTCAGTTATGTCGCCCGTATATTGATTGCTGCCGGGAGGATCTTCGGTGCCCTCATTCTGAATCTTCACTCTGATATATGGATGATAACCCTTGATATTGTGAGCGTCCACTCCAGTGAAGTCACTGTATCCAAGAACCTGTGTTATGTTGTAATACACACTGAAATCCATTTGTGTGCTGCCCTCAAACACTATGCTTCCAGTGAACTTTTCAAACTTCAGTTGAAAGGTCCAAAAATCACCCTCTCTGGTGTAAAACTCACTGGAGACATAGTTGACTGGTATAGTTGAACTATTGATTGGCGGATGGCTTGGAATGGTGACCACCTGTGACTGCACAAATGCTGGCAGCACACTGTTTACTATTCTAACTACGCCGCGAGCGCCACCTTGTGCATCAACGAACACTGGATAATCCCATTCGCCAACTGGAATCTCCAAACTGTAATAGCATAGTTGTGGGTCCAATGGTTCAAGTTCTGCTGATGTGATTCGCAATCCAGCAATACCAGTCAATGCGTAAATCGGAAACAAGCTCTTCTGTAGTAGTATTTCGGTGCCATTGTAGTTCAAGATTCTGCAAGTGATGTCTTTCCCTGTGATATCAACTGGCTTCTGCTCTTGATTGACGAATGAAAATTCCAACAAGTTATCAACGCCACGATTGACTATTAGATCCTTAGCATACACCTTTTGATACCTCCTGTTAGCATTGGCTCCTATTTCCAATAAAACCACAAGCTGTCGTTGATTGTATAAATAGAGTTGTGTTTGGGCAGCCATTTTTTGTCCTCAACTTGTATTTATGATGAATGAGTTTTTCCAAAAGTTAAGCGACAACCATCCCTTTATTACCGTGTGTAGTTACGCTGGTCAAGAATACATTGGAATCATTCAGAATCGCGACGACAACATAACCACCTTCTACGATTACGGATCCATAGTTGAACAGGAACTCAAACGATTGTTCTTGGAACTTGGCGACACTTGGTGGTGGGAGAGCAATAGACTGATTCCGATTAACATCTTCTTGCGTGATGATTGGACCATGTTTAGACCATATCTACGAACATTCAACAACAAGGGTCTGAACATACTACACGGCCCAACCACATCAATCAGTGACTTGGCCAAGAAGCGTGTCAAGCGCAGAAGCATTACGCTGGTCAAGCGAATGTCATAAACTGTTCTCTCTCAATAGATTCATATTCACTACAACAAGATGCGCGTAGCTGATAGCGTGACTGCGCTTGAAAGAGTAACCATCTTCGGTAGCCTGCCAGATTGTTTTACTGACTTCTGCCCATGATTTTCCAATCAAGTGTTTTTTGCCTGGTCTGATCACTGATAGAAACATTGCCATGCGTGGTATGCTGTTGATTGGCTCTGGCATCAGCAACATTCTATCATAGTGATTGCCAATGTGAATCAGCTTCTCAAATGTTGTGCGATCAGACAGCATGTTCCAATCTGGTTCACGCATGAGTTCAAGCAAGTGCTGTTCACTCTTAACCAACTTATAGACCCACACATTCAGCAAGTCAAGCTTGATGTAGCCACGCTGTTCAGCCAGCTTATGATCAATACTACTGAAACCCTTGATAGGATCATTGGGTATATCAGTGACATACACTCCAGTATTGTGTTTGCGTAGCTCTCCATCAATGATGTTGCTGGCCGGGACATGAGCAATATGCTGCAAGATTTGCGATCTGTCCGCGTAGTCAATGTCAATATCACTGGTGAACTTCATAGTTGTGCCGTTGTAAGTATGGTGGACACTTCGCTGACCTGTTCGGTGTTGCGTCTGAACTTGATCGTCCACTTCTCTGGATCGATGTAGTTGAAAATCAGTGCTCGTTGATCATCGTTTAGAGAACCCAAGAAGTCAATACCACTCTTGCTGTGATAGAGCAGCCATGGACTGATCTTGCCACTCACAATCATGTGACAGATTTTGTTTGGCTTGATGTATCTAAAGAAGTCTCGTAGCTGTATATTCTCACTCTCGCTCTCAGATAGCATGTTAGTGATGCTGCGTTTAATGGCATCCAGGGAATCTTCACTGCGAAGATAGTCAATCAAAAATGCTGTGTAAACGCGATCACTGATCCAATCATCAATCGGAACGTTGCCCTTGATCAGATACTTGATGTAGCTGGGTATGCCAACTGCCTTGACATCTACACAGTAGCTGCCAAACTTGATAAACGACACATAGTAGGGACTCTGAATGAACGCTCTGTAATCTCTGTTGCGTTTGCTTGGCTGACAGTAGGCATAGAACTCAGTCCATGCCGAGTATGCTATGCGATTAGCTGGCTTGTCACTGTCCATCCATCTGCGCTTCTGCTCACACAGATGTTTGAGCAAGGTACTGTCGCGAACAAAAGTTCGTCCACAGTGCTCACAATGATTAGCTGCCGTCGATTCCGAGTTCTGTTTCATACTGTTTCAGTTCTTGTTCAGTAGTTATTGTGCCCAATACTGCTATGTCTTCAATCTTCAACTCTGGATACAGTTGAGCAAGCTTGTATTTGTGATTCTGATCGGCAGTGTATTCAGTAGCACATTGATTGATCGTGTCTTGATTTGTGCCCTTGTACACTTTGCCAAAGTACTCACTGACCTCTTTGACTGTAGCTGCTGACTTCAGCGTGCCGAGCTTGTTGCTCAAGTGAGGAATCCACTGATGAAACTGTTTGCCTATGCCAGGACTAACAGCACACAGCATGAGCCATTGTAGCTCTGGATGTCGCCCAACATACTCATTGAACATATGCTTGTTGGCCACAGCATCAGTGTTCATCAAGTAATATGCCGACACCTGGTCCCTACCCTTGACTGTGCTGATCCAGTGTAGCATCAAGTAGGGAACAAACTTACGCTGCTGTTCCTCTGTAAGCTGTGATAGATATTGATAGTCCTTGCGATCAATGGCCTCTATAGCACGAAACAAGTCAAAATCCTGCTGCTCAAACTTTAGGTCTGCTGACTGTTTAGATTGCTTTGTACCCATTTAGAATGCCTGTGCGTAGTTGACTACTTCACAGTTCTTGCTTACCTCTTTGACGAAGTATACACATCTGGGTTTAGATCCATCGTCAATAGGCACACACAAGAACTGTCCATTGCGTAGTCGTGGAGCATACCATGTGACATCATGATAGATGTCAACGATCTCAATGTCAACAAAACTGGGTCTGAATCCAGTTAGTGGATTGAACTCAAAGGCTTTGAAGCCACGATCATTGATGCTGGTCAGTGGAACCACTTCCAGATCGCCAAAGTCTGGCTCGCCAATCAAGATTTGCCAGTCAAGCGGCATCTTGATCACTGTGTTGTCAATGCGTAGCACAAGTGCTGGGCTATTGAAGCTCTCCAGAAAGATCAGGGGGATGTAATGATAGTCCACTGCCTGTGGATTACTGTTGTCCAAGATAGCGAATCTCAGATCGTCAATCTCTTCGGGTAGTGTGTCAAGATTGTATTGAGTGTTGGTTTCAAGGTTTAGAATCTTCATAGTGTTAGTAGTATATCAGTTGTAGGGCAGTCGTTCAAGAGCAAAAGGATAGTTTGCCTCTTTATAGAATGACTTCCGTTGAGTTAGATGTCGCTTGGCAAAACGACAGTTGCTGGTGATGTCCCAGATTTGAACAAAATCCTTGTCCTCTGCTTTGCGAATGCCGCGTCCAATACTCTGAATCACACGAACAAAGCTCTTACCTGGTTCAATCAAGACCAAGTTGAAGATTCGGGGTATGTTGATACCAACGGCGGCAACTCCATAGGTAGCTATGATGATCTTGTCATCACTGGTGGCTACCATGTCGTATTCTTCTTTGCGTTCAGTTAGCTTGGTGTCGCCGCTAATGAACACGCTGTTGGGCAATCTGTTGACCAACTCATGTCCAGCAGCCACACGATCAACCAGAATCAGTGTGTTGCCCGATTCTGCTATTCGTCTAATCAGTGTGCCCATAGTGTCCAATCGATTTCTGTCCTCAAGCAAGTGTTTGAGTTCTGTCTGATAGGTCTTGAACTCAACATTGTCCTGTAGCTGAACTATGTTCACATGACAGTTGGCCAACACTCCGCGATCCTGTAGATCACTGGCACTCAACTTGTTGATCACTGGGCCAATGGTGTTGACCAGTGCGTGACGAGCGTAGTCTTCTTTGGGTATGGTTCC